AGGTCTTAATTGTTTCTACCCCCAAGGGTATGAATCACTTCTACCGCATGTGGCACGATGCGGAAAGAGGTAAGAGTGAATATATTCCAACAGATGTTCATTGGTCTGAAGTTCCTGGTAGAGATGAGAAGTGGAAACAACAGACTATTGCAAACACTTCAGAACAACAGTTCAAGGTTGAGTTTGAGTGTGAATTCCTAGGATCTGTTGACACTCTTATATCTGCACCAAAGTTACGTGCGATGGTTTATGAGGATCCAATCAAAAGGAATGCCGGATTGGATGTTTATGAAGAACCGCAAATTGATCATAATTATGTACTTACTGTAGACGTTGCTCGTGGTGTGGAGAAAGACTATTCCGCATTTACCATAGTTGACACAACAACGTTCCCATATCGTTTGGTTGCAAAGTATAGAAATAATCAAATAAAACCAATGCTTTTCCCAAGCATTATTAAAGATCTTGCAACTGCATATAATAAATCGTATGTCTTAGTTGAAGTAAATGATATTGGCGAACAAGTAGGTCAGATTCTACATATGGATTTGGAATATGATAATGTTTTGATGTGTACAATGCGAGGTCGTGCAGGTCAATTAGTTGGTCAAGGATTCTCTGGCAAAAAATCCCAAATGGGTGTAAAGATGTCTAAGACTGTAAAAAAAGTTGGATGCATGAATCTCAAGACATTACTTGAAGATGATAAATTAATAATCAAAGACTACGATATTATTAGCGAATTGACAACATTTATTCAAAAATCAAATTCATTTGAAGCGGAAGATGGATGCAATGACGACCTTGCGATGTGTTTAGTCATATTCTCTTGGTTAGTAATGCAACCATACTTTAAAGAGATGACGGACAATGATGTTCGTAAGAGAATATATGAGGAACAAAAGAATCAGATTGAACAGGATATGGCTCCTTTCGGATTTATATCAGATGGTTTAGATTCAACTTCTAGTTTTGTAGATGGGGATGGGGATAGGTGGCATGTTGATGAATATGGTGATATGCAGTATATGTGGGATTACAGATAATGGACATTGAAGGTCAGTTTGAGGTAGAACATTTATATCTTACAGAAAGACGTTGTAGAGTTTGTGGAATAACAAAAGATCTTATAGATGGTTTTTATCTAACAAGGAAAGACAGAGGACCAGTTGCATCTTCATATGCATATGAATGTAAGGACTGTACGAAAAAAAGAATTGTAATCAGTAGAATGACCAACGCAGTATTTGATAAGTGGGAATATCCTGACTGGTAGGTTGTTCACGTCTAGTTTCCCCAATATAAAGTTAGCAATTACTAAATATTTGTAGTCAAGTTGAATCTTTTTCAGAGGGAAAGACATGTCGCTTAATCTAGTATCCCCCGGTGTAAAGGTCAGGGAAGTTGACCTAACTTTAGGTAGAATAGATGTATCCAACGATCAAGTCGGTGCTATCGCTGGTCCATTTGCACAGGGTCCAGTTAATGTTCCTGTACTAATCGAAAGTGAACAGGATCTATTAAATACCTTCGGTAAACCACAAGAATCTAATGCTCAGTATGAGTATTGGATGTCAGCAGCATCATACCTATCTTACGGTGGAACTCTCAGAGTCTTAAGAACTGATGACGATAATCTGGTAAATGCACACTCTCCAGTTGCATCACCAGCAAGTCTAAAAATTACCTCTGCGGAAGACTACCAAAACAATTATCTATCACCAACAGATTGGACCTTCGCAGCAAGAAATCCAGGAAAGTGGGGAAATGGATTAAAGGTATGTGCAATCGACGCAGCTGCTGATCAAAGAATTGCGATCGGAACATTTGGAGTAAGTGTAGGATATGCAATTACTTGCGGAATCATCACTTCATACGTAGATACTGCAGGAAACGTTGGAGTATTCACTGGAGTTGTTAAAGGTGTTATTACCGCAGTTAACAAAGGAAGTATTGACGTAAAGATTGTAAGTAGAAATGACAACTCAACTGGAATTTCAACTGCAGTAAATTACGAAGAGAATGGTTTAAATAGAATCAAAGCAGCAGCTCAAGGTGGAACTGGTGCTTACTACCAGATCTTCAACAACGTTGGAACTGCTTCTTCAATCGAGAAGTGGAGATCCGAAAACGGTGCAACCGTTGGTCTTGGTTCAACAGCGATCACAATCGACTCAAGATATAATCTAGCTGATGTTTCTGTTGGTGATCTAATTCAATCACTCAACAGTACATTCAAGGCAAGAGTTACTGGTATTTCTACTGGACTCATCACTGTAGATTCTGGATCCCCAGTTTCTTATGCATCTACAACTTTAGTTGTAACTTATACAAGAAACGCTCTTGATGGAACAGAGTCATACGGTGAAGGTCTATATCCAACCGTAGAAAGAAACCCAGTTCTTGATTGGTATGATCAACAAACCCTAGGTTTGGACAATTCTACAGTCTACTGGAAGACTATTGCACCAAAACCAGGTACTTCACAGTATACCTCGGCAAGAAATGGCAAGAACGATGAAATGCATATCGTTGTTGTTGATGATTCTGGATCATTAACTGGAATTTCTGGCAATCTTCTAGAGAAGTATACAAATCTATCTAAGGCTACAGATGGTAAGGTTTCTCCAACAGAGAATATTTACTATAAGACAATCCTTCAGAATAATTCTAGATATGTATATGCTGGTGCAGTAGATTCACTACTATCACCATCATTCACAACCCTAGATGGATGGACACTTAAGAGTGGCGGAACAATCGCTTGGGGACAAGAAGCTGCATCCACAGAGTTTGGTCTAATTGGTGCAAGAACCTATGAAATGGCAAATGGACACGACTACGCCCTTTCAAATGATATGTCAGCGTCTCTGACAAATGTTATCAGTTCTTACAATGTTCTCAAGAACCCTGCAGAGTACGACATCAACTTCATCATCTCTGGACCAAGTGGTGGAGACTCAATCTATGATTCACAGGCAAAAGCGAATTCTCTAATTGCAATTGCTGAATCAAGAAAGGATTGTGTAGTCACTGTTTCTCCACATAGATCTGGTGTAGTAAACGTAACGAACTCTGACACTCAGACTGAGAATATCATTTCATTCTACAATTCTGTTGCTTCAAGTTCTTATGCAGTCTTTGATTCTGGATACAAGTACATGTATGACAGATTCAACGGAGTCTTCAGATATATCCCATTGAATGGTGATATTGCAGGATTGATGGCAAGAACATCAATTAATAACTACCCATGGTTCTCACCTGCTGGTGCTGCAAGAGGAACAATCAATAATGCTGTTAAACTTGCATACAATCCAACTCAGGCACAGAGAGATCTTCTCTATCCTAAGAGAATTAACCCAGTCATCGCTTCCCCAGGACAAGGAGTAATCCTTTTCGGAGATAAGACTGGACTATCATATGCATCAGCGTTCGATAGAATCAATGTTCGTCGTTTGTTCCTCACAATTGAGGATACAATCGAGAGAGCTGCAAGAGCACAACTATTTGAATTCAATGATGTAATTACAAGAACAAACTTCGTAAACATCGTTGAACCATATCTCCGTGATGTAAAGGCTAAGAGAGGAATTACTGATTTCCTCGTAGTTTGCGATGAATCAAATAACACTCCAGATGTTATTGACGCAAATCAGTTTAGGGCTGATATTTTCGTAAAACCAGCAAGATCAATCAACTTCATTGGTCTAACCTTCGTTGCTAACAGAACTGGAGTTAGCTTTGAAGAGGTTGTTGGAACCGTTTAATTTTAATTAAAACATCAATCCCTATCGAGGTACAAACAAATGGCATTTTCAAATACACCAAGTTTCAGTTCTAGAACTCTAGAAGATTTCAAAGCCAGACTTGTTGGGGGTGCGGCAAGACCAAACCTCTTCGAATGTGAATTGGCTTTTCCATCATTTGCTCTTGAACCAAACTCATCAACAGGAAACGCTCAAACAAACAGCGTTTCCGAAATCTCAAGATTTATGATCAAGGCAGCAAACCTACCTGCATCAAACGTTGCAGTTATTGAAGTTCCTTTCAGAGGAAGAAATCTTAAGATTGCTGGTGACAGAACATTCGATGTCTGGACCATCACAGTAATTAATGATGTAGATTTCGGACTAAGAACTGCATTCGAGAGATGGATGAACGCCATCAACAAGCATGATGATAACTCTGGTTTGATTAACCCAGCACAATATCAGAGAAACGCTATCGTAAAACAGTTCGGAAGATCATCACTGTCTTCCGCACAGAGTAATGTCACTAATCCAACTTTAACCAAGAGTGGAGATCAAATTCCAGTTCTAAAGGCTTACAAGTTTTACGGTGTATTCCCAACTGCAGTTAGTGCGATCGACCTTTCATATGATTCTTCAGATACTATTGAAGAATTCACCGTTGATCTACAAGTTCAGTGGTGGGATGCTCTTGATTCACAAGGCAATACTCAACTAAACACAGACTCTGAGGTTCTAAACCCACAGTAAACTCTTCTATAAATAATAGAAATAGAGTTAACACTTGAGTAATGCCTAAATTATTTGGTTTTAAAATCCAAGACTCAGGGGACGATAGATCTAAAAAATCTATCGTCTCTCCTGTTCCGGAGAATCAAGAAGATTCTTCGGATTTTTACGTGTCTAGTGGATTTTATGGTCAATATGTAGATATTGAAGGAGTATACAAGTCGGAAGCGGACTTAATTAAAAGATATCGTGAAATGGCTTTGCACCCAGAAGTTGATGGTGCAATTGAGGACATCATCAATGAAGCAATCGTTTCAGATCAAAACGATTCTCCAGTTCAGATAGATTTATCCAATACCCCAGCTTCAGATAGATTAAAAACTGCAATCAGAGAAGAGTTTAAATATATCAAAGAAATTTTAGATTTTGATAAAAGATGTCATGAGATTCTAAGAAATTGGTATGTTGATGGAAGAATATACTATCACAAAGTCATAGATCTTGATAGACCGCAGGATGGGATCAAAGAAGTAAGATATATTGATCCTATGA